GTAGAGGCGAAAGGAGGAGATCATGTTCATGGGCACCACCCCCTTCATCACGGTCCGCGCCCGCCGACCGCTCACCGAGATCGAGTTCTGCGCCTGGGTGGCGCAGGCCGTGCCGGGCGACCGGCTCGAATACCATCGCGGCTTTCTGGTTCTCGACATCTTCCCGATGTTCGCCCGGTTGCCGGATCAGCAGCGCGCGGAACTGGCCCGGCTCGGGTCGCGCGCCTTCTGGGCGGCCGAACAGGGCCTCGTGCACCTGGTTCAGGAGCGCACGGGCCCCGACCAGTTCGCCTACATCGCCGTCGCCCGCCCCAAACCGAAGGCCGCTGCGGTCTCGCTGTCCGCGCTTCTGCTCGCCGAGCGAGAGGCCGCGTGATGACCGCCTTCCAATCCCTTTTTGCCGATCATGGAGACCCTTACATGCCGTTCCCCGCGAACACTCCCACCATCGACGATCTGCCGGGCCTCGGCCTTCAGGACATCGCCCAGCTGTCCGTCGAACTGCTGGCCATCCTGCAGCGCGACGTCGACGAGCGCCTGAAGCGCGACAAGGCAGCGAAGGCCCGCCTCGATGGCGCTCTGACCGTCCGCTACGCCACCCGCGCCGCAGAGGAGCGGCAGGCCGCGAACAAGGATACTGGCACGATCCGGTTCGACGACGGCGATTTCACCGTGGTCGCCGACCTGCCGAAACGGGTCGATTGGGATCAGGATCGCCTCGCCGCAATAGTCGAGCGCATCCGCGCCGCCGGGGACGATCCCGCGCAGTATGTCGACATCGCGTTCAAGGTGCCCGAGCGCAAATACGCCGCCTGGCCCGATGCGATCCGCGCCGGTTTCGAGCGCGCGCGCACCGTCCGGCCCGGGACGCTGAAGATCGAGATCGTCCCGCAGGGAGGCGATCAATGAGCCTGCGCATCATTTCCGCCGACGACCGGCTGCGCGAGGCGCAGGGCAAGACCACCATGGCGCTGTTCGGGCCGAGCGGCGCGGGCAAGACCACGCTGCTGAAGACCCTGCCGCCCGCCGAGACGCTCTGCGTCGATCTGGAGGCTGGTCTCAAGTCCGTCCAGGACTGGCCGGGCGACAGCATCCCGATCCGCCGCTTTTCCGACGCGGTCGACATCGCCTGCCTGATCGGCGGCGCGAACCCGGCCGCCCAGCCCGAGGAGCATTTCTCGGAGGCGCATCATGCGCATCTGCGGGCGCAGCATCCCGAGCTGGCCGAGAGGATCGATACCAAGCGCATCATTTTCGTCGACAGCATCACCGACCTGACACGCCAGGCCATGGCATGGGCCAAGACCCGGCCCGAGGCGCTGTCGGAACGCACCGGCAAACCGGACACGCGCGGCGCCTACGGGCTTCTGGCGCGCGAGGTCATCGGGCTTCTCAAGCACCTTCAGCACGCGCCCGGCCGCACCGTCATCTTCGTCGGCATCCTCGAGAAGGTCGTCGACGACATGAACCGCGTGACCTGGCAGCCGCAGATGGACGGCGGAAAGGTCGCCCGCGAGCTCCCCGGCATCGTCGATCAGGTGCTGACGATGAGCCTGTTCACGCAGGATCCCGGTGCGGGCCCCGATGCGCCCCCGACCTGGCGGCACGATCCCGACAAGGGCAACGCGCGCCGCCTCGTCTGCCAGTCCGGCAATCCGTTCGGCCTGCCGGCCAAGGACCGCAGCGGCAGGCTCGACCTGACCGAGCCGCCCGATCTCGGCGCGCTCCTCACCAAGATCAACCAACCCCGGAAAGGATGACGACATGACCTTCGACATGAACGACGTGGAGCCGCAGCAGTCCGGTGACCTGATCCCCGATGGCACCTTCGCCAAGGTGGTGATGACGCTGCGCAAGGGCGGTACCGACGGGACGGGCGATGCGGATCGAGGGCTGCTCAAGGCCTCCAACCAGCCCGGCAGCGACGTGCTGATGCTCGACGCCGAGTTCACCGTCGCCGAAGGCCCGCATGTCCGGCGCAAGTTCTGGCAGAACTTCACCGTGCAGGGCGGCAAGCTCGACGAGCAGGGCCAGTCGATCGGCTGGAAGATTTCGAAGTCGACCTTCCGCGCGATGATCGACAGCGCGCTGGGGCTGAACCCCGAGGACATGAGCGAGGCGGCGAAAGCCAAGCGGGTGCTGCGCGGGCTCGCCGATCTCGACGGGATCAGCTTCGTCGCGAAGATCCAGATCGAGCCGAGCCGCAACCCCGCCTACAAGGACGCCAACAAGCTCGACCATGTCGTGCTGCCCACCGCGCCCGAATGGCAGAAGGTGATGGCAGGCGAGACCGTGCCCGCGCAGCCGTCCAACAAACCCCGGCCCGCCGCAGCACCCGCGCAGCCCGCGACCCCGGCCTGGGGCCAGCCGCAGGCGGCCTCCGCACCCGCGGCGCCTGCCTGGGGTGCGCCGACGGCTCCCGCCCAACCCGGCAACCAGACGCCGCCAGCCGCCAAACCCGGCAACGGTCCGGCCTGGCTGAACCCGTGAGCCCGGACGAATGGCAGGCGCATGTCACCACGGAGGCGGCACTGGCGATGGGACGCTGGCTCGAGGCGCGCGGGCGTCTCGACCGCCCCATCGCCAGCCTGACCCGGCGCGATCTGGAATGCATGGCTTCGAACGCCATCAGCCGGTTCATCGTGCTGTCCTCGGAGCGCCGGACCGCCGCCCCGGACAAGGAGGAGCGCGACGCGCTGGACCTGCTGCTCATGGGGTGACGCGCGCGGACCTCGCCCGGCGCGTGCCCTGCGCTCACTGCGGTCGCGAGGCCCGGGGCTTCGGCTACTGCCACGGCCTGCGCTGGGACCGTCACCCTCATTACCGCTTCTGCTCGATGGCTTGCCTGATGGCGGGCTCGGCCAACGCCAAAAGGAACCACGGCATGATCGACAAGACCGACATGGAGACGCGCGCCATCGTGGAGGCCCGCCGAATGCTCGCCGAGGCGCTGACGGAGATGGGCCTGATGGAGCCCTTCTTCGACCGCCCGGCCGCGGACATCGACCGCGTGATCGAGGCCTGCGTCGACGGCTTTCAGGCCTCGATGCAGCGCCAGTCCGACAACGGCGATGTGCCGTTCTGAGGGGGTGCGGATGCTGGTCGATTTCAATCACGGTTCGGGCTTCGTCTATGGCCGCGACGCCTCGGATCCCGAACCCCTCGGCGCGCGGATCAACCGCCAAATCGACGCTGCGCTGGAGGCCGAACGCGAGGGCCAGCGCCCGCGCAACTATCTGGGCGCCAGCCGCATCGGCGAACCCTGCGCGCGGCGGCTGGTCTACGAGGTCACACACACGCCGCCCGATCCCGGCAAGGATTTCGAGGGGCGCGTTCTTCGCATCTTCGCGGCCGGGCATGTCTTCGAGGATTTGGCGATCCGTTGGCTCCGGCAGGCCGGGTTCGCTCTGCGCACGCAGACGCAAGCTGGCGGCCCGTTCGGTTTCGAGACGGCGAGTGGACGCATTCGCGGCCATGTGGACGGCGTGATCGTCGATGGCCCGGAGATCGGCCTCGAATGGCCTTTGCTCTGGGAACACAAGGCGCTGAAAGCCTCGTCCTGGTCCGACACCGCGAAGAAAGGCGTGCAGCTCTCGAAGCCCGTCTATTTCGGCCAGATGCAGATCTACATGGCATACATGGGCCTCGGGTCCGCGCTTTTCACCGCACTGAACAAGGACACCTGCGAGCTCTACCACGAACATGTGTCGTTCGATCCGGCCGCCGCGCAGGCGCTGTCGGACAAGGCGGTCGACGTGCTGCGCGCCGCGGACGCAGGCGTTCTGCTGCCCCGCATCGCGACCAGTCCCGACTTCTTCCTCTGCCGGTTCTGCCCGTTCGCAACCCGCTGCTGGGAGGGCCGCGCATGACCATCACCCTCTCCGAAGCCCAGGGCCACGCCATCGCCGCGATCCGTGACTGGTACGAGACGCGGCGGGACGAGCAGCAGATCTTCCGCCTCTTCGGCTATGCCGGGACCGGCAAGACCACGATCACCGCCATGGCGATCGAGGCGCTCGGGCTTGAGCCGATGACCCCGGGCGGGCTTGGCGGCGTGATATTCGCCGCCTTCACCGGCAAGGCGGCGCTCGTCATGACGCGCAAGGGAACGCCCGCCCAGACCATCCACAGCCTGATCTACCGGGTTTCCGAAGCGACCCCGGAGGAGATCGCGCGGGCAACCGAGGATCTGGCAGCGCTGCGGCGCGACCTGCCGCGCATGGGCCCGGCCGAGCGGGGGTTCGCAATGACGCGCATCGCCCAGCTCGAGCTGCGCCTCGAGGACATCCACCAGCCGAAGTTCCTGATCAACGAGCAGTCGATCCTGCGCGACGCGGACCTCCTGGTGCTCGACGAGGTGTCGATGGTGGGCAAGGAGATGGCCCACGATCTCATGGCCTTCGGCAAGCCGATCCTGGTGCTGGGCGATCCGGGGCAGCTGCCGCCCGTGAAGGACACGGGCTTTTTCACCGAGACCGTGCCGGACGTGATGCTGACCGAGGTGCACCGCCAGGCGGGCGACAGCGCCATCCTGCGGCTCGCGACGCTGGCCCGCGAGGGACTGCCGATCCCACCCGGCGCGCATGACGACCATGTCTGGAAGATGTCGCGCCACGAGGTCGGTCCCGCGCAGATGCTGCAGGGCGGTCAGGTGATTTGCGGCACCAACGCGACGCGGCGCTGGCTGAACACCGCGATGAAGCGCGCGGCCGGGTTCAGCGCCGATTATCCGACAGGCGGCGGCGAGAAGATCATCTGCCTCAAGAACCGCCACGATCTCGGGCTGATCAACGGCATGTTCCTGACCCTGACCGAAGTGCGGCAGGATCTGGACGACGCCTTCGCCTTCAGCGCCATGGTCGAGACCGAGGACGGGGTGAGCCTCGGCGGACGGCAGAGCTTCTGGCGCGGCGAATACGCCGATCATGTCGCCTACGACCCCGAGCGCGGGCGACGGGAGTGGCAGATCCGGCGCGGGCTGATCGAGTCCAGCTGGGGCTACGCCATCACCTGCCACAAGTCGCAGGGCTCGCAATGGGAGAACGTCGTCGTGTTCGACGACGGGTTCGGGCGCAGCGCCGCCGACCGCAACCGCTGGCTCTACACCGCGATCACGCGGGCCGAGAAAGGTCTGGTGATCCTTGCTTGACCTCAACGACGCCAAACCGCTCGGCAGTGAGCCTCTGCGCTACGATCTCGATCTGGTGGTGGCGCGCCTTCGCGAGACCGCCGAGATATGGGTGCCACGCCTGTTTCCGCGCGGGCGCAGGTCGGGCGACGAGTGGCGGCTCGCCAACATCCGGGGCGACGCGCCGCGCAATACCGGCTCCTGTGTCATCACCCTGCGCGGCGCGCACGCTGGAGACTGGATCGACTTCGACGGCAATCAGGGCGGCGGTCCGATCAGCGCCATCGAGGAAGCGACCGGGCTCGACGGCCGGGCGCTGATCGTCGAGGCAGCAGAACTCGCGGGCATCGCGCCAGGCGCACCGGAACGTCGCGCGCCGCCGACGCCACCCCCATCGAAGCGCGATCCCGCGCTGGAGATCGCGCACATCCTGACGGGTGCGGAGACGATCACGGGCTCTCCGGTCGCGCGGTATCTGACCGGACGCGGCCTGATGGTGCCCGAGGCCGCCGATCTGCTGTTTCACCCTGACCTGACCCATTGGGAGACGAAGACCGGCTATCCGGCCATGCTTGGACAGGTCCGCGACCGCGATGGCGCGGTCATCGGCCTGCACCGCAGCTACCTCGCCACCGATGAGGTGGCGGTCACCAAGGCGCCGCTCGACAAGGCAAAGAAGATGCTGGGCCGAGTGGCGGGTGGCGCCGTGCGTCTGGCCGCGCTCGGCAACGGCGATCGGTTGGCTCTATCCGAAGGCATCGAGACCGGCCTCGCGGTGATGACCGCATGCCCCGATCTGCCGGTCTGGGCGACGTTGTCGACATCGGGCCTCGAACAGGTCGATCTGCCGCCTGGCGTCCGGCGCGTGCTGATCCTGGCCGACAACGACACCTCCGGGGCCGGTCTGCGGGCCGCCGAGGCCGCCGCCCGGCGCCTGCGCGCGCAAGGGCGCGACGTGGCCGTCGTCTTGCCGCCCGAGGAAGGCGAGGATTTCAACGACCTGCTGCTGCGCGAAGGGTCCGAGGCCATCGCCGCCCTGATCGCAGATGCGGAGGCCATCACCGAGGCCGAACCGACACTGCTGATCGGGCAGCACCGGCCGGTCAACTATCAGGGCAGCGGCGAGGCCATCCCCACCTTGCGCGCCGACGAGGGCGATCTCGCCCGCTCGGTCGAACGGGTCTGGAGCCTGCTGATGGCCTCGAACCGGACGCCATGGGTGTTCCGTTTCGCCGGGCAGCCGACATGGGTGGTGCCCGACGACGAGGGCCGTCCGGTCGCCACCGCGATTACCGAGGAACGGCTGCGTCACATGCTGGCGCGGCTGGCGCACTGGAAGAAGCTGAACGGTAAGGGCGAGCTGGTCGCGGCCCCGCCGCCGATCGCCGTGGTCAAATCCGTGCTGGCCACGCCCGATCCGGCGCTGCCCGTGCTGGTGGGCATCGTCAACACGCCCGTGTTCGGTCGCGGCGGCACGCTGCTGACCACGCCGGGCT